GACTGTTGGTAGAAACAGTTCTAAAATAGCAAACACAAGCGCTGACTTAGTAGTTAATACTGAGGGTGCAGCATTTGGATTAGTTTATTCTGGTTCAAACGTAGGATGGACATACACGGAGAAATAATATGTCAAATTACGAAGCAACTAAATACGATTTTGATGGAGCAAACCTTACAGGTATCGAGGGAATTCCTACAGCAACTATTGTGCCGTGGTCTTCTGCTTCAGTGCCAACAGGTTTCTTAGAGTGTAATGGTCAAACAGTTTCAAGATCAACTTACGCTGCATTATTTGCAATCGTAGGTACAACTTATGGAGCTGGAGACGGTTCATCTACTTTTGCTGTTCCAGACTTACAAGATAACGTAGCAGTTGGAAAATCTAATAACAAAGCTTTAGCATCAACTGGCGGAGCAAACACAGTTGCTTCAACTGGAAACGTTGGAGGTTCAACAGCCAATGCTACTTTATCAACTGCTCAACTTGCAAGTCACTCACACTCAGGTGCAAATACAGGGAATGCTACTGTAACATTAGGAACACCTGCTGGATTAGCAGCTTCTTCAGCTAATACTAATACAGGAAACGCTGGATCAGGTACTGGACACTCTCACAATATGAGTGCAAACTTTAGTGGAGATGCAACATCAGTTTTACAACCTTATTTAACAATTATTTATATTATTAAGACGTAGGAGAAAATATGGCAACAAACGCAAATTGGACAGTAGTATTCGAAGACAAGATAATCATTAAACAAAGTGGTGATGCAGCGGGAACTAGTTACACAATTGATGATAATGCTTTTTGGGCAACTACAGCTTTCCAAAATATTTGGGCTATTCAATCAGGCACTTCTAATGTTTCTGATGAAGTAGAACATAAAGATGGAACAGCACACTGCTCTTTAGCTGATAAAGGAATTGATATACAATTGTTTATCAATAAATGGGATTCAGCTCACCTACTAAAATTACAAGCTGATTGGGATGGAGATACTAGAGAGGAATCTGAAAAAGGTTCAAGACCTACATCATATTCATCTTAATTATTGTAACCAAGCTACTATACTATATCTAATTCCTTTTGTAATAGGTTCAATTTTATGTGGATACATAAAATTACTTGGAAAAAATACTACTGAACCCTTATCTAGTTTTAATCTTTTAATTTCTTTTTCTTTTTGATCTGTAAATATTAAATCTCCTCCTTCATAGTTATTATTTAAATTAATAATAACACTTAGATGTCTAGCCACTGTTGTGTAATGATCTGTGTGAATTTCGTATTTACCTCCCGGTGTGTATTTTAATAAATCTATTTGATTTATTTTACTACTAGCCATTTTAGGAAATTTATATTTATAAAAAGAATAAACTTTTTCAATTTCTTTTTTTATATGATTCCAGTAAAAATTATCAATATGAATGTCAAAATTTAAATGATAACCTTTTACATTTCTAATTTTTTTATTTAAACCTGAGTCTATTTCTAAATTTTTTTTACATTTACATTTTGCATAATAAATTATTTCTTCAATAAATTTTTTATCTACTATGTTTTTTATTTCTACTATTGCTTCTGTATGATCCATAAATTATTTCATAAACATTTGAATAGAAATCCTAGGGATTAATGAACTTAAAACAGTATTAACTTTATGATCCAGAGGAGACTTTATTAATACTAAAGAATTACCTACCACAGGTAGGTAACCATGGCCCTTCTCTGACTTAAACATTAATTCTCCACCAAACTGAATATTCCATCTGTTATTAATATAATATGTTGCTCCATATTTCCAACCAGCATCACTATGCCAATTAATACCTGATCCTTTTTCCATATAATTAATATTACTAATAATATTTTTAAAATTTTTTAATTGATAAAATTTATTATGATGAGTTAAAATTTTTAATTTTTCTAATGGTGGATAATTTTGTACACATACTCTTTTTGGAGGAACTATATTTTTTATTAAAAATTCTGGCCATATACCTTTAGAAGTATGTAAATTAATATTCTTACGTTCTTTAAATATAGCATCATGAATTTCTTTATAGGTAGAATAATCTAAGAAATTTTGAATATAATAAAGTTTATTTGGTATTGAATATACTAATTTCATTATTCTAAACTACTTCCATACAACATAGTATAACTTACTCTTTTATTAAAAATACCCTCTTTAGTTTCTACATCGTCTGTTTTATGAAATAAAGCTCCATCAAACAGTATAGCTCTATTACACTTATAGTTTATTTTTGTGTTAAAATGTTTTTCTTTTTTTAAAAAATTATCTATGCAATTATCTTTATTACCATTCCACTGTTCCCTATCCCAGTTTTCAGGGGGTTTTTTATTACAAATAATTAATCCATTTTTATTATGATTTAAAATTGCATTGTCTGGTGTCACCCAAATATTTATATTTATGTTTGAAGGATCTGCATGAAAATTTACACCCACACCCACGTTATTATATAAAAAAGACCAGGCTCTTTTAAAATCTTTTAAATTAAATTTGTTAGCTATTTCAATTGAAATATCTTTAGTGAGTTGGTCCGTGTGATTATAGTAATCTATAGATGTATAGTTAGAATAAATCTTATCAAATTTATTAGCAGTTTGAATACGAAGTCTTAATACATCTACTATGTAGTCAACAAATAAATCATCTATTACAGTTATATTTGTTTTAGGTATTTTTTTTATTTTACAATTTTTGTTTATTAAACTAGTCATTTTAGTTTATATTGAGTTATTAGTGAAATTCTTGGTTGATATTCATCTGTAAAACTAAGCGGTGCATGATAAACATTTGGTGTCCAAGAAACTATTCTATTCGGTTTAAAACCAACATGTGTATTTAAAATGTGTTTATTCCCCTCTTGTATGTAAAAACCTGTTCCAGAATGTATGTGTTTATTTCCTTTTACATAAAGAATTGTTTGAAAATCATTTTTGTCATCTGAGTCATTGTGAGCTTCAACTTTTTGTGATTTACTTACCATTGAGTATTGGCAAACGCTTAATTTTAAAATTTCAAAATTAAAAAATTTAGAAACATTTTTTTTAATAATATCTATAACTATTTGAGGAGCATTTGCTGTAAACCAAACATGGTTTGTTTCTCCTGTGTAAGTTAAATCATTACTATTAAAATTAATTTTGTTTCCTATATTAGATATAATTTCAAAATCTTTTTTAGATAAAAAATTATCTTTTATTCTTATATCAAATTCAGAATCGTCCATTATTTTAATAGCATCCAAGAAGTCAGAATATATTTTTCACCAGATAAAGGTGGATTACCTCTATGTAAATAGGGAAATGCAGCGGGCCATATAACGATTCTACCTGTTTTAGGTTTTACTCTTTTTGAAAAATGTAGAAATTCTGTTTCTCCACCTTCTTCTACATCATTTAAATAAATTGAATATACAAAAGCTCGTGGCTCATTGTCATAACCTTTACCATGTTCTATATGCCAAACATGATAGCCTTCTGTAGGTAAAGTTTTTTGTATTTTTAAATCTGTAAAATGAAAAGGAACTCCATAAGCATCAGAAGCTCCTGTATTTTTAACATAATGATTCCAAGCTAAATCAAAATTAACCATCATAGGTTTTAAAGATTCCCACCATACATTCACATTGTTTGGAGCTGCAAAAAATTGTTGATCTTGTTTTTGTAATATAGATGCTTTTTCAAAACCTATTCTATTAATAGTATTGTTAAAATTGTTTTGATCTTCAAATAATTTAATAGCTTTATTACATTCTTCTTTAGTGATGTAGTTATCGTATATACCTATAAAATTATTTATATTTACTGTTTTCTCTTTCATTTTTTTCCTTTAGTTTTTTATTAAATTCAAAATGATCTTTTGCATAGATGTTAAATATCACACTATATCTATTTTGTTCTTCAATAGATATATCAAAACCATGTAATATTTCAGGTGGAAATATATAATAATCACCTGGTTCAGGACATATTTTTAAATTTAATTCAGGAAGAATTAAATCACATCCTTTTGTTAAGTATAAAATACCATGTAGACACGGATGTGTGTGATAGTTTAAACTGTCTTGTTTTTTTATTTCATTTCCCCAAGCTTCTTTAATAGTATTTTTTTCTAAAAAATATTTAAAGATTTCAGGATGAGTGGTCTGATGAGTATTTATTAAATAAGCTATAAAACCTTTAAAATTATCATTATTTATATAATGATCCCAACTAGTCATTCCTCCTTTTACATTAGTATAATTTTTCATAACAGGATCCAAATTGTTTTTTATATCTAATATAAAATTATGAACCACATGAGGATAAGGATAATTTCCATATATTATATTTACAGTTCTTGGATAAGTAATAGTTAAACTATTTTTAACTTCATTTAACTTATTGTTTTTGGTTAATAAACTAATCATCTATTTTATAAACATTTGTATTGAAATTCTTGGTACGATTGGACTTAAAACAGGATTAACTTTATGGTCCATAGGAGACTTTATTATTACTAAAGAGTTACCAATTACCGGTATATACCCATGATTGTATTCTGTTTTAAACATAAATTCTCCTCCAAATTGATCATTCCATCTACGATTTATATAAAAAGTAGCTCCATATTTCCATTTATTATCATTATGCCAGTTAATACCTGCTCCTTTTTCCATATAATGAATAGTAGTAGTAATGGTTTTAAAATCTTTTAATTGATAAAATTTATTATGGTGAGTTAAAGTTTTTAATTTTTTAAAAGGAGGATATTTATCTACATCTACTCGTTTTGGTGGCACTATATTATTTATTAAATTTTCTGGCCATATATCCTTAGAAGTATGTAAATTTATTTTTTTACGTTCTTTAAATATAGCATCATGAATTCCTTTATACATAGAATAGTCTAAAAAATTCTGTATATAATAAAGTTTATCCGGTATTGAATATACTAATTTCATTGGTGTAAAAAACAATTGATTGAATAACGTGTTCCTTTGGTAACAGGTTCTGTTCCATGAATCCAAATAGGGTCTGCTGGAAATAACATAGCATCTCCAGTTTTAAATGTTTCTTTTATTTGTCCATTAAAAAATCTAAACTCTCCACCTTCATAATCTTCATTTAAATTTAAAGTACACGAAGCTCTTATGATTCCTCCTACGTCAGTATGATCTTCAATACACTCTTTTTTTTTGTATTTTAAAATACGAATATTATCTGTTTTACTAATCGAAGTATTATCAAAAGTAGCACATATATTTTTTTGAATATATAAAACATAATTAGTTATCATTATCGACAAATACATTTTAGATATATCTAAAGCTTCTTTTATATCCTTATTAGGATCAGTAATTCGTGATAAGTTTAGACAGTTAAAATTATCTAATTTAATTTTTTTATCTTTATATTTATAACTTTGTTCTGGACCTGATAATTCAGAGTATTTTTCAAAGGTTTCTATTAATTGTTGACATACGTTTTTAGGGACTAACCCGTTGATTCTATACTTTAAATCTGATATTTTATGGTCAAAGGACATTATATTGTATCTTTCATTCTCTATAAAACTATTATATAACACGATTATGGCCTTAAAAAAAGTAAATTTTGCACCTGGTTTTAATAAACAAAGTGTACCCTCAGCTCTTCCTGGAAAATGGGTGGATGGTGATTTTGTACGTTTTAGATATACCTCACCTGAAAAAATAGGTGGCTGGGAACAATTAACTGCCGCATCTAAAACATTACCTGGCGCTGCTAGAGCTCAATTAACTTGGACTTCACTAGCAGGTGAAAAATATGCTGCAATCGGAACATCTCAAGGTTTATTTTTATATTACGGTAATGATTTTTTTGATATTACTCCTTTAGATACCGCAATTACTGGATGCACATTAACAACGGTTAATGGATCAAATGTTTTGCAAGTCAATAAAGGTTCTCATGGTCTAGAAGTTGGAAGATATGTGACTCTATCTAGTGTGACTGTCACAGGAGCATCTGATTATACAGCAGCAGAATTAGAAAAAGTTTACGAAATTTTAACAGTTGCAACGGTAGATAAATTTACAATACAAGCTGTAAGAGCTGAAGGAGGAACTGGTATGACTGCAGCAGGTGCAGCGACTGTTAATCCTTATGTTGAAGTAGGACCCACTACTCAAACAACGGGTTATGGCTGGGGAACTTATTTATGGGGAGATTCTACTTGGGGCACAGAACGAACCACAAGTACCGTTACATTAGATCCAGGAAATTGGAGTCTTGATAATTTTGGTCAGGTATTAGTTGCAACTATATTTAATGGTAAAACTTTCACTTGGAATGCGGGAGCGTCAGGAGCTCGAGGTATTCGAGCATCATTAACTACATCTGGTTTTTCTACATCAGCTAACCCTACAGCTAGTCGATTTACATTAGTTTCAGATAGAGACAGACATTTATTTCATTTCGGAACAGAAACAACGATTGGAGATTTAACAACTCAAGA